CATCAATCATCTCTGTCGTAATACGCTTGAATAGATCGAAGTCCATATCCTCATGGTTTCCTGGTTGCTTCTCTCTCGTCACAAGCGAGCAGAAGTTACACCGATAGTTGCACCGGGCCGTCAACTCAATTTTGACTGACTTGGGCGCATCCATAACCGGCATGGCATTCTCAAGAAATTCATCTGATAGATAAGTAATCGCGTCTATTCGTTTAGTAATTGACTGCTTCATATTTTCATATCCTGTTGCTCCCTCCGGGGAGTCGTTTAGTTAGGTGCAAACCCAAGCAATGCCTGCACTCGTAGAAACTTCTTACCTCAACACTATCCTGCCATGCAATAAGCAACCCCTTCCGCGCATCCTGCTCCGTATCATAGCGGCGCTTATTCGACTGCTGACAGATTGTCGTGTCTGGCGCTTTCATTATCTATCATCCGGTGGACTCGTTTAACTATTTCTTTGAATGGCTCGCCGTTTCCTTGTCTTACGAGCTTCACAGAGCTGTACCAGGGGAAGTTTCCCTTCAGGTGATAGCGATACATAGGTTCATGCGGTACAAGGCAGTAGCAGGGGATACCAAGGCCACCAGCGATGTATACAACCGTGGAGCAGGCTGTAATCACATAATCCAGTTGGCTGACCAGTGCCGCAGTCTCGTCAAAGTCCACGCCCTTCAATACAGCCCTGTCCCAATGGGTAATGGGTAGCCCTTCGATCTCGGGGGCCTTGTATTCCAACGATATAAGGCTCACATCGTCATCAAAGAATGGCTCATAGTCCTGCGGGGTAAAGGTTCGCTTGTGATTGCTGGTAAATCTCATGCCGCCAGTCCATGAAACGCCTATCTTCTTGCCCGGCATCGAGTCCAGCAGGGCTTTATACTGAATCTCACGCTCTGGATCCGCAACCAGGTACGGAGTCCCGGGAAATTCTGCCTCGGAATTACGGTATAACCGTGGTAATTCACCCATTGCTATTTGGTAATGGATCTCCTGTTCGTCGACCAGTGGGGTTTTATCCAGGAACCGTGTCCCATAGGCCGGCACATCGAACGAACGCCCGAAAAGACCAGCTAATCGAGGCTCACAATCAATTACCACCTTGTTTGTCTTCAGAACGTCAGGGATACAGGAGCAAAACATAATCTCGTCACCGGTGCCCTGCTCTGCGTAGACCACAACCGTACCTTCAGCCCTGCCATCCCAGTCAGGTACACCGTAATCACGCTTTATCCGGTTCTTTTCGCCCAATCCGTAACTGAATCCTTCCCATCCTTTCTTCCATTCACGCTTGAATAGATGCGCTAATCCCCTGTTGTAGCGGGCAGCATTGAAATGAGGGGCCTCTTTGAGCGCTCGATTACACATATGAATCGTGCTATCGGGTCTGGCTGACTTCAGATAGCAGCAAGCCTGGTTGACCATGGCATGAGCATCGCGCGGGTCTAACTCCAGCGCCTTCTCGTAATACTTGATCGAGAGTGGCGGGTCGTAGTCATCCACGCACATGCCTAGATTGTTCCAGATTTGTGCCTTGTCAGGCTCGAATTCAACTGCGCGTTTAAAGACGTTATAGGCTAGACCAGTACGCTCGGCCTTGAGCATCACAAACCCTGCAATGAATAGAGCGATAGCGTTCTCTGGCTCTACGTTTAAAACTTCGTTGCAAATTCTTAGGGCTTGATCTGGATCTGTTTCTGCTAAGTCTCGCGCTTCTAATAAAGACTCTTCTGTTTTCATTACATTTTCACCCTCCCTGGGGCTGTCCGTAGGAATCTCCACTCGGGATCATTCAGCTTGCGCTCAACGGCTCCTGCGTGGTTCTTGTTGAATACATCGATACCGTCCTCAATGCGCCACTTCTCAATGACCGCCATAGGGATGGACGCAACCTTGAGCATCTCAGCCTTCAGGCCAATCTTCTTCTGGTCTACATCGTTATATTCGCGTTTGTTTTGCTCAAGGATAGGCGCCACGTCACAGGTAGTGGTGAGCGTTGTAACCTTGGTTTCATGGTCGTATTCGTGGAATGTGCTGATACGACTGAAGGGGTCGAACTCTAATAGGCGCTTATTCGACACCGGCACACCGGGGATAACGCTGGATAATTCGATCCAACCTTTCCTGTGCACCACCAGACTCGTCCTGAGCCCTTAACTTCTTAATCGTTCTGTCTCTGCTTTTAACCTGCCGCTCTTTCTTATCCAGGTCCAGTTGAAGCTCTACAATGGTGTCCTCTAACTGCTCTTTAGTTGCCACTTAAACCTCCTAAATTAAAATAATGGCACCAAGCCAGTTCGACAAGGTGCCATTATACCACAGTGCTAAGCGCTCGTTATGTCGGTAATTTTTCCTGAAGCCGCCTCATTACGAGAGATCAGCGTTAACTCAGTAAGCAGTTGAGCCTTATCCGAGTCGCCATCTTTCGCCAGAGGAGTCAGTTGCATACCGCGCAATTCACCAATCGCCCACATTTCCATGTCGAGGACCAGCGCTGTTCTATCCCTGCTGAAGCGGTTAGGCACAATGCGAAGCGCACCAAAGTCACTCTGGTACACGTCAGCGGCAGCGATGATAGTCGCAGGGCCGTCACCTTGTCCGACATTGGACCGCAGTGCAGCAACACCAGCAAACGCCGATACCGCACGTTTGTTGAATGGGCCGACCATGATCGTATCCGGTGAGCCACCAGCGTTCCAAGCCGCCTGAATAACGACCTTCAGGTCGTTCTCAGTGAAAGCGCCGGGAGTCGTGCCGTCTGTTGGAGATACGACAGTCGAACCGGAGAAGCCTGGAGTCGTGGAGATTGTCGCAGTACCCGCATTTGCGTGGGTTCTGTTGGAAGCCAACCAGCCTTCAACACCTGCCAATGCTCGAGCAGTACCGACGCCACCAGCAGACGATGCCTGATTACGAACGCATGCGTACTCGATGTCACGCTTCAACTCTCGACCAGCCTTTGCAGTCTGATATGAGAACTCGTCAGAACGTCCAGCCGTATCTACTGCGCGAATCGTGCCTGATACCTGAACAGTGTTATCCAGGATCTGCAGGTAGTTACCAATCCGTACAGTAACCGCCTGAGCCTTGGATGTGGCGGAATCGCCCTCGATGTTTGCATTGGTAGCCGCGGCTGCCAGTGAGTCCGTCTGCCATTCGTGGAACACACCGCTCGCAGATTCGCGGGCAATGTTAGAGCAGAATGGGGTTTCTGTTGGGGAAATTTCCCAGATGCGATCACTGAGGTCTTCACGCTCACCGATTGCCGTGTATGTCGTTTGGGTATTAGTTGGAACAGCCATGTTTTTTCCTTAACGTCCCGCAAAGACATCAGCGAGGTCTGAAACCCTTCCGCCTGTCTTAAGTCTCTCACGAGCCGCTGTAATTTGTTCACCCGATTTATCGCCTTTCGCAGCGCCCGGCTTGAGTGTTATACCGGCATTGTTCTCTTCTTTGGCTTTCAGGTCCTTGCCCATGATCTCATCATACTTCGCGGCCTTTCTCGCAAGTAGAAACACCTTATGATCGTCGATTCCCCCGATTCCCTCTGTATCAAACCCGACTGAATCCATGGCCTTAACCATGAGTTTAATGTCGGAATCCTTTACAGCTTCATCGAGCCAATCAGGAATAGCGTCGCTAAGTAGTTGCTGTTGAGTCGCGCGGTTCTGTTCCGCCTTCGTCGCTTGCTCTGCGCTTAACTGCGTCCTTCGATCATTGTATTTCTTCGTTCTGGCTGTAATTGCATCAAGCTGTTTGACGTATTCTTCTGGGTCGAGGTCTTTGAGCTCTGTATTGGCCTCTAACGCATCCAAATCCATTTCAAGCAGTGATTTGGCATCATCTAATGCTTCCACTAACTCGGTCATCCTGCTCTCAGCAGCGCGGCGATTCTCTGCCACTTCCGCCGTTTTCTTGCGGTAGTCGTTCTCAAACATCATGCCCTTAGACACCAGACTTGGATCGACGCCTTCCGTAATCAGATCAAATACAACGTCTTGATCGCCTAACTTCGCTGTGAATCGTCGCGGGCCTGAGTCATTGTCACCGGGAGGTGTTTTCTTCAGTTCCTGATTATTCTCAACGTCTTGCGTGGCACCGGTTGGCTGTTCAGGCTCCGGTGTTGTACCTAAAATGTTCGCTACTTCGCGGACCGACTGGGCCCCATCGTGTTGTACTTGGGCTTCTCCTGCCATTATGCTCGTCCTCTCACTTTGTTAATCAATTGGCTTAACTTGCCTTGTGCAAATTTGCCGTCATTGATTCGCCGTTCAAATAAGTGCTCAAAATGTCCGATAGTCTTGAGCATTCTGTATATCTCCTGACGTTCTTTATGTGCATGCCAGGGTGATGATTCTAAGTTCTTGACCAAAGTTTGACGCATTTCGCCAAGTGCCGCAACCACAACGGGGTCTTTAATGATCTGCGCCGCGCGTCCACCGTCATTCCTGACTGCTTCTAGTCTGGCCACCTGCGCCATCTTCTCGTCTTTGGTCATATCTCATCACCCCCTATTGCCTTGAATGTGCCTGATGTGTCCTCGCCCGATTCCTTCGCTAACAGCGCTGCTGCTGCGGGTATTGCTATGCCGTATCTCTTGGATATGCTGATTAGCCTATCGTCGAATACGACATAATTGGATGTACCGCCTTCTGCTCCTCTGGAGAATCCGTCTTTGTAGCGGATGCCTTTGATGCCTGCCTTTTGTAGAACGGGGTTCGCGTGGATGTCTGCGCCCCTTAGCGAGGATGAATCAAAGTCTGCCCCCGCGTTTCTTTGGCCTAATGACTGGTAAAGCCCTGCGCCTGTGTTTTCTTTCAGGCCGGATTGTGACTTCTCTAACCTATTGTCAGCCGCCACCTTCCTGATAGCCTCACTCTGCTCACTCAGCGGCTTATCCCAGTCCAGGAATTCATCGGGGGTGGCGTCTATTTCTACTTGGTACATGGAGCCTTCCGGCTTTAATCCTCTTGATTGCCAGTCTTCCAGAACGGACTGAGTTTTAGCCCCGAAGAGTTCGTCAGAAAAACCAGCGTCCAACCGTTGCTTGAGGCTGTCCATAGCTTCAGGGTAATCGCCCTTGCTCATTAATACCTCACGAGCCATGACCTCAGCGGCGTCATTCTCGTTTATCGGGACAACCGCCCCGCTTTTGTCCCTTAGGGCGTTGGATAGCTGGCTCTTGTATTGCCTAGCCACATCCTCACTCTCAGCAAAGTACAACCCATGACCATAAGCCTGCGCCCCCTCGCCTGTGCCTATCTGGGACATCTTGAATTCGTCGAAGTCGTGGGGGGAGCCGTGGTAGGCGGTTATTCCTTTCTTTCTGTATGCCGGTTTTATGTCGCTTGGGTCAAAGACTGCATAATGTGTAGCAGGGATGTACTTCCCATAGTCAGCGTTATCAGAGAAGTTGTCTATTTTAAGCCCTCGCTTGCCTGCCGCTTTAGCTTCTTCTACCCATGTAGCAAGTTGCCCATCGTCAAGGTCTGACATAGACGCGCCATCAGCATCGACTACCATCATGTCTGTAGCATCGAGGTCAACAGGGACAATATTCTGACCGCCGCCGCCTATCAACTTCCCTGACTGTTCTAAATCTTCCGCCTCTACCATGAGCCTGTGCGCCTCATCCCAGTCTCCGCGCCTTTCTGCTTCCCATGACTTGTCTATAAGTTTTTGGACGGGGGCATCCTCTGCCGCCATTCTCGCATAACCTCCGGCGACCTCCGGATCATCTACAAACCAGAAAGCCTCTTTTGCGCTTTTCGCTTTGGTGTTTGACCCCCTCATGGCAGGGTCGAACTTCTTAATATCGCCTGCAGTCCCGTGGTACGCCCTAATCTTCTTCATAGCCCGATTAACCGAACTAGCCGCAGGTATCCCCGGAAGGATGCCAGCAGCAGTGAAAAGATAGTTGTACCAAGTGTGTGAATCAGGATCATTTGCGTACATGTCCATATCCATCGCTAGTCCGGCGATGTCGCCTATAATCGGCGGAACTTGTATAGCAGTGGCGGCAGCAGACTTGATGTCCTCCATAGAGCTTAGGCCGGTGGAGTAGTAGTCAGGCCGGTCAATAAAGTCAGCTAACTGCTTGGCTCTCTGCTTCTCCAGATCCAGTATCTGCTTCGCCCTCTCTTGTGATACGTTACGCGGGAAGGCTATTTTCTTGTTGCCCAGTTGTAGCGTTGGCACGAATCCTCCCCGTCTGTGGATCATAAACAAAGTCAGCGTCTGAGCCAATGGAAGATCCAGGAACGTCCACACCAGTCTTCGCTTCGAGCTCGGTCAGTTTAAACAGCATCTCTTTTTGAAATTCATCGGCTTGCTGCGCTGAATCTGCCCGGGCTTGCTCTATCTTGACCAACAATTCCTGTAGTCGTGCCTCTTGGTCAGCCTGCTTGATAGCCATAGCAGCGTCTGCCTTGACCTGTTCAGCCTCGGCTAGTGGGTTCTGTTGGCCTAATTGCTCAGTGACTTGCTGCAGGTACTCGTTCTCTGCCTTCAGGGTTTCGTCTGGCTTGCTGGTATCGTTGAAGTATTTACTGCCGTCCTTCAACCCAATCTCGACCACTATCTCGTCGAGGGAGGCGAACATCTTGCTCTCATCGGTCATTGCCGACCCCGCAGCCTTCAACTGCTTCTGCTCCTGATACAGTGTGAACAGGTTTTGGATCTTCTCGTTCCGATCACCGACTCCGATACCAACGTCAACCTCACAGCGCAGGTTCTCAGACCAACTCATCGGGTCAATGTCTATGACCTCGCCAAATATACGTATCTGGGTCTTTTCGTTCTGGTGCCGACCGGCGAGCTTGATGATCTTTTCCATCAACTGCGTGATACCGTTCAGGCTCATCAGTACAGCTTGTAAGTACATGCGCTGCTGAGATGCGTCCATCATGCCTTTGAACCCTGTAGCCGTCTTGTTCAGGCTGTCAGCGTCTAGACCCTGGTTGTGGCGTGTAACACCGGTTCGGACCTCTCGGGCGCTATCCCAATACTCTACAGCTGCAAGGATCTCGCCGATAATCGGAGGCGTAACCAGTGGCATGATGTCATTGCCTACCGGTCCAGAGCTATTCGTTCGTACAACCATCGCGGCTCTTGGAGTTAACAGGTCATCAAGCTCTACGTTCTCATTGACCGCATGACCACCGTAGTTGTTCTGGTATACGTTGTTGTTCATCTGCCGAATAAGGGCTGATTTGGTCTGCTGGATGTCTGCTGTCTGTTCTGCAGGACATGAGCCAATAGCCACATGAGGCATGGGGATAGGGACGGCAACACCAAAGGGATGATCATCAACCGCTTCTGGCGCCTTGATCAACTTACTACCGGCATAGAACAGCTTGTAATACTCGGCAACTCCGTCCTCATTGACATCGATGGGCATGTAATACTCACCGAGCCATATCTCTTCCTGGGATGGGTCAGAGTTGTCCCGGCTATTCTCAGGGGCAAACTGTAAGCGCCTGACTATCGCGCCCTCATCTGTCGTCAATGTACCCTCGTTCGCAGGCAGGCCATAGACCACGTCCTTATCAAAGCCCATCTCAACCAGCGCCGAGCGGGTCTTTGGTGTCCGGTGGCCAATGAATCGAGGCCTCTCAAAGTCTCGGGCATCATCGTTAATCAGCATTTCTTCTGGCGGGATGTTGACTAGGCCTATCTTCTTGGTCTTGCCTATCTGAAATCCTTTGGCAAAGAACAAGGGGTTGCCATCAACACTTGGCTCCTCTTCCTCGCCTTCTTCCTCTATCTTGAAATCATCTTGAGCGCGTAGTTTGGCGAGCTCTAACCGGTCCAGACCTTTGAAGTTCTTGGGTATTCGTGTCTCGCTCTCATCAGGGAACACCTTGACCATGCCCGTGTATTGCAACAGAGCATCCTTGATCATTGAATGCAGGATTAACCCGCCCTTGTTCTGCTTGAAGAAGACCCAGTTTGCATAGCGGGTCTTCTCCTCCGCTTCTTTCTCGCCCTCGACAGTGTCTGATTCAAATACCGCTATCTGTTTGCGCTGGATGAATAACCGGAGGATCGATGGGAGCATGGATTCAACTACATCCTGAACGTCTGAGGTCACTACCTGAGACTCGCCTTCTACCTCATCACCGAATGGCTCCTGATTGTAAAACTCAAGCAACCTGGTGCGCTTCTTCTCGAACTCTGATCCGCCGCCAAGAAAGCCAATAGCGCCGCCCTCTTCGCCGCCTATGATGTTCTCTATCTGGGTCGTGGATAGCGTCATACGATGTTGATCTTCCGTCTGGTGAGAGGGGTTTTAATCTTTGGAGCTTGATAAGCCACGCACATCAAACCGAATGCATCCGCTGAGTGTGATGACCAATCGTGGTCAGGCCCCAGGCCGATGCCTCGATGCTCGTCTTTCTTTTCGTGGTACCAACCAAGTGCTTCAAGACCTCCAGCGCATTCCTGTTCGTCCATTCTAACAGAAGGGAATAGTCGTCGGACGGCCTCGATTCTAGCCTTGGCCGCTCCTCTGCCTTGATTGGGGATGACTGTAACTGCATAGCCTGCTGATTTAAAAGCGCTTTCATAGGACACATTGTACACCCTATCTTGAGTGCTTCCATCATGGGGCAACCAGATCTGCGCCTTGTTCGGGGTATAGCCCTGCTCTCGTAGCCAGGTCAGGTGTGCAGCGATGTCCTGCCCTTGTGCCTCGTAGTGCTTCAGCACCCTGATTTCCGTCCCGATAAACTGTGCTGCCCAGAAGCAAAAAGAGTCTGCCTTAGCCCCTGTGCCACCGATATCAGCAAATATCCTGATGGTCATCAGTGGATCCGGACCAACATTGCCTATCCTGTGTTCCTTCCTTGCCAACGTAATGGCCGAGGCAAAGTATGCGCCCTCAGTAATAGCGATATAGCCACCTTCCCAGATGTGGTCATAGCCGTCAGGGTTATCCCGCAGACAGTCGAGGCGTTCAGTGTTAGAGCGTTCAGGTAACCATGGGTTATCACGCCAGTTTGATCGAACTACTACAGCACCAGTAGGCAAGGAGGTCGCTTGCCTCAGCATGATGTCAACAGGGTCGGCCTTCCTGCGTGGGTTCCAGCCAAACCAGAGCTCTGACCCGTCTGCCCTGATAGTAGGCCGTAATAGCTCAAGGGATCTGGCTGATAAGGTCTGAGCTTCCTCAACCCATGCGCGCTTGTATCCTTCCAGTGACTTGATCGACTCTGAGTTATGGTCCTGCATACCCTGAAAGGTAATGATTCCGTCACCTGGGGTCTGGATAACTTCATTGAATATCTTGAACCCGTCCTTCTCGCCAAGGTTCATGGTTCTGAGCTTGGTTTCTATCAGACGTTTGGCTGATTCCTTCAGGGCTCTTTGTACTTCCCGTATACAGACCGATAGCAATCCAGGTTCGTACAGGCTGTCATCGATTAACTTCTCACCAAAGAAGTGAGACTTACCAGATGATCTACCGCCCCATGCGCCCTTGTATGGCGCTGGCTCAAGGAGTGGCTCGAATACTTCAGCTGTCGGAATGCTTAGGAGTGACAATGTTTCGCTCTATCCTGGTGATTATAGCCCCGCCGTCCGGGCCCGTGATCTCTGTATCCTGCTTATCCTTCCAGTTAACCCGGTCCCGGTTCTTTAGGTAGAATATCTGCGCTGCCACGTTCCCTGACTTGGCTGTATCCATGAGTGCATTTGTCACAATCGCTATGCCTTTCTGCCTTCCCGTCTTTATAGCCTCCGCCAACTCCGAATATTTGGCCTGCTTTTCATACAATGCCGTCGACCCCATCCCGAGAACAGCGGCGATTTGCTCCATCGTAAGACCCTGTGACGCTAGTGTTTCCGCCTTCTGGCACAGTTCCTCTGTTATTGGTATCTCTGGTCTACCCATTATCTAGTAACTCCGCCTTCTGCCCTGTGTAGTCTTCCCACCGGATGGGGTTAGTGAATCCCCACTCGTTAATCGATGCTTTCAGTTGGCTTATTTGTTCTTCGGAGTGCGTCCTGGGGTTGACGCCTCGCGGGATAATGTCGGCTATAGCCTTCATCGCGTACTTATTGCTCATTCTTCCCTCAGTTGTTTAGTTGAATTAACTTAACTAAATCTGTTGATTAAGCCCCGTTCTTGGCGACACCACGGGGTAAGGTGCTCTGCATGGTCGTTTCGGACCATCGCCCGCGGAGATTCTTATCTCATTGTATCACTGCGCTTTAACTTCATGCAGTGGTCCGTAGACAATATGATCCATTTCGTGCGCCTTGCACTCTAATTCGTGAGCCGTGTCACATATGATGTAAGCCACAGTATCCGTCTCCTTCAGGCATCCGTGGACTCCGGGACCGCAGGTAGCCAAGATCCTATCTGCTTCCAGCATGACGTACTCGATTAGCTTCGGGACTTGGATATACCCGGGCTGATTCTTCTCCACTACTACCAGGCTGCGGATTGGTTCACCGTCGCATGCACTCAAGAGTAGGCCGAAACAGAGTAAAGCCAACACCTTCATTAATTTTTGTTCTTCGCGTTCAGCACGTTCAGGGCAAATACGTCGACCAGCTTCGTAATGTACCCGACAATCGTGTCGTCTCGCTTGGTTGGTGTGATTGCAGCAATCGTGGCAGCTGCGCCGATGATGGCTAATGCTATCTGGATGTAGTCTAAATAAGTCATGGTTTCTCCTCTAAGGTTTATAAGGGTGACGGAGGGCTATCGAATATCCGGGCCGCACTTTTCTCCACGCTCTACCAGATACAAGATATTGCCCTTTGATCCTACACCATTATGGTTTCTCCTCGTCCAATGTCTTAATGTATTCCTTGATTTTCTTGTCTCGCTCTGGGTGTCGATGTTCCTTGCGCAGAGCAAGCGCGTGGTGCTGTTCAGCGATATCTTTCACTTTCTTAAGGTTAGTGCCGTACCAGAGACAAAAGCCCCCTATGAGCGCTGTGACGAGAGGAGCGTACTGGGGATGATCCACGGATATCTCTACCCCAGTCACCGTAATGCCTAGATATGACAGCACACTGAACGCAATCACTATCTGACCGGTCCTGAGCCATATCTGGTATGGGCTGCTGCTATCCCCTGCAACGCTCTTGAGTGTTGTTGTCGTCTTCTCGTTCAATGTCTCGTTGGTCCTGTTTGGACTCACGTATCAAAATGGCTGCCCCAATTATCAGACAAACAATCACGAATACCTCTAATAAAATTTCTAGATCCATCTGAAAACGCCATCATAAAGGACACGTGAGCCAAAGCCGCTCCATGCGCTAACAGCACATAATCTGCATATGCTGCTATGTAGTCGAATGTAAACGCCGCCGTGATGACTGTGGAGCCTAGAACGAATCCACTAACAACACGATAAAACATACGGTCTTCTCTGCGTTTTAGTTCTCTGGCCAAAGTGAGAATCAGCGCGAACGCTGAGAACTCGATTGCCAGTGCTGCATAATAAAATATCCATCCCTCAAACAGGGCATCAATTGCCATTAATCCAATGGTACAGTATACACAGAGGGCCACGACAAATCGCTTTGGCTCCTTGGACATCAACATGGTGAGACAGATGGCGAGGAATATAGCCAGGTCCAGGTTATCCACGATACCCCCCTTTTTTCTTCTTCTTTTTTCTGGGGTTTTTGTTGCCGGTTGCCAGTGCCATACGCTTTGCGCTGGTCATGCCACCCTTCCGGGTCTGTTTCTTGGCTTTACGGGGCATTAATGCCGCTCCTGATAGTTAGTTTGAGCTCTTCCACACCGTCCGACCAATCGTAGAACCTTTTAATCGCTGCTCGACTCGACCCAACACCACCAAGGTCACCCAGGACGCTGAGCCCAAGGCCAATACAGCCAAGTACGTTAGATGGGTAATTAGCCACATGCACCAGAATGTGAGTGCGGCCAGGCACATCGGCAACTTGCCACATATTTGGACCAAATCTTGGAGAGTCACGCCGCTCCATAATATACTGCATTTCAGGAATACACGACTCATTAGGCCGATTATTCCGCCATGGTCGCTCAATGGAAAATAATTGTTCCCCGCCATATGTCCAGACCCCTATTGTTGCGTTTTCTAGGTAGATGCGGTTTAGGTCGATCATTACCATAGTTTACCCTCTATCGCTCACGGGCTACACCCTTAGCTTTCTCGAATGACCGCATTGCCCCAAGCCCCAGTAATCCCATCAGTGGCGGGTACAGTAACTCGGTATCAATGGGAGGCATATCAAACCAGATGTTCAAGACTGGATACAGCAGGACGTTGTAGAGCAATCCTATCCCGCACACCCACATTATGAAGGGCCTTGACCCGGCCACGAACAGCGATTTATGCGCTGCCTCGACCTTGTTGATCTCCATCTGGCCGACCAGTAATTGTAACTCACCGGAGAATTCCTCAGACTTTGCCGCCGCCTTGAGCTTCTGCGCCAGATCCTTGTCTTTGACAAACTTGCCGATGAACGTGTCGACCAGTCCAATGCCTGCGGTTATGGGGTCCAGACTCATGTTGCCTCCTTGTTGAGTTTCCAAGTTCTCTCCTCACCTGGTATGCAATTAGTAATTCCCACGGGCTGTACTCGCTGTCATAGGGTAGATTCAACTAAACACCAGGATCAACCCGACAACCGTACACCCGAGGGCAGCTACTGCTAGCCACGCCACCAGAGACAACCTGTCCGCTCGGCCCGGCGGGTCTACCAACTGAAACCTAATTTTTACATCGCTGTCCCACTCTTTCTTCATCATCTCATCTCCGCTAGTTCCGTTTTGTAGTATTCAATCTTCTCGATTAAGTAGCTCCGGTCCCACTTCCACGGCTTACGGGATTCCTCTTTGAGTTCCTCCACCGCATCACGCCCTATTTCGTCTTTCAGGCGTCTTTCAAACTCTACCCACTCACCACCGCCGTACTCGTTGCAACGGCTACACTGGGGTCTTACGTTGCGCTCATCGTACTTGGTCGGGCTTTTAGTTCTGGGGATAAAATGACCAGCCTGACAGTCCCTGTCACCGACCCGAATAACCTTGTTGCACGTGAAACATCTGCACAGGTCACTCTCAGCGTAGTTCCGTTTGATGTACTCAGCGAACAGCGGCCAGAGCGTATTCTGTAACTGGGGTACAGTTTTCTTGTTTACGTCCCTTGGGCCTCGCTTGCCTCTCATGCGAATAGCCTCCCCTGTGCCTGAGCCATGCGTATGCGCTCACAAGCTATGCCGAAGTATTTAGGCTCTAACTCGATTCCTATAAACTTACGGCCCAGATTCATGCAAGCTACTCCGGTGGTGCCGCTGCCCATGAATGGATCTAGAACGACGTAATCATTGCTCGTAAAAGAAAAAACCAAATCACCACACAACCTCTGCGACATTTGCGCGGGATGCCCCGTTCTTATTTTATTGCTCATCTCTGGAGGAATTTCCCAATAGTTAAGCCTCGCGCCCACATCGGATGTGAATCGCTCTGTTTTTGGTTTTTTTGTCGTGCCGTCTTTTTGTCTCTCTGCACCGAATTTTGAGGAATTTGGGTATCTATTCTTTCTATCGCGAATCGGGTTGAATGCGCGTATTTTCCCGTTAACGAATATGAAAATATATTCGAACGCCTGCCAGTATCTATTGCTATCAGGAAACGCCGCGCCCCCTTTACACCAAATCATGGTGTCGTGTAGTTTCCACCCGTTTTCAATCCCTGCCAACGCTTGCCGGAAACTTTCCCCAGATTCGCCACCGTCAATGTGTTGGTCGTTCGTATTCCACACAATGGGACCGCCGTCCGAGACATCTAGCATTGGAAATATTTGTTCGGGTTTCTTTATGAAACTCCCGCCGTAGTCTCTCATTTCGCCATAAGGCGGCGATGTCACCACCGCATCAACCTTGCCCAGCGTCGGCAGAATGTCTAGGCAATCACCGCAGTAGAGTTCTGCATTCCCTATTACAATTTTCTCTGACACGACATCTCCATAAATTTTGCGAGCCTACCATCTTGCTGCTGTTGGAGCCTTCACCAGATAATCCCCACCGACAGCAGGCAGAGGATGGCTATCACGTAGATGGCTATGGTCTGGAGTACGTGGAGTTTTTTCATGCCGCCAACACCTAATCCACCATCTTCCGCTGGATGTAATCCAGTTTCTTGCTGTTCCTGACCGTGTGGGCTAGTCCTATCGTATAGCGGTTCTGCTGGTGCTAGTTTGCTTTTCATGCTGCCTCTCCCCATCAAGTATCGGGCGTGTTTACCCTCGTTCTTCCGGTTGTTTACCATGTGGGTTTCGATGCTGTGACCCTCGCCCCGCAGCGTGAATATAACGTCAGCTAGTCGCCAACAATTATACCAGTCTGCGGCCTGTGCCTGGGATATGGATTTGCCTTCTTTCAAGTGTCTTAGAACTTGCTGTTTCTGACTCATGACGCATCCTCTTTGCTTAGATTCAAGTTAAGATCCGTTGCCGTCCACGCTTCAATTTCGTTTAGCAACGCATCCATTGAGATATCACCGCGCTTCAGTTCTGCGGGGGTCAGGTCGGAATCCAGGTGCTTGTACTTGTGGCTTCGCATGGCAATCTTTTCGCCAAAGACCTCTTTCGTGTTGCCCAGCTTGAGCAGCACGAGTTCCTTAACGGTTTCCTCCGACAGGTTTACCGAGGCTTCCTTGAGGTGATCGCGGATTAGCCTGCACCACTTGTGTAGGCAGTCGTTTTGCTCTAATGATCTAGGCATGGTGCGCCTCCAGAATGTGTCGCCCCAAAATTTCCGGTATTTGGGGCACAACTGAATTACCTAGTTGCTTAAGTCGGTCCACCCTTCCGGGAACCCCATTAGCCACTCTTGGAGTTTCTGGGGGGTCAGACCAGAAACATCCATGTACAACTGCCACAATGATCCATTCTGCCTGCGCGTCAGTAAGGGATTCCCATATCGGCGTAATCGTGTTCGGTGCGTATTGCAGAGCCGCTGACTTAACCGATACGACGGCTTGCCACAAACCATGCATGGCGGTTTCGGAGTTTTCGGCATAATCTCCCCCGTAGCATGATGTAAGGACGTGTGACAGGAACTGCACAGCGTCTGAATATTTGATGGTGCATTGTTGGCCCAGTCCCTGTCTTTGTTTCAATCCCGTCATTCCTCAACTGCTCCCCTGTTAGCGTCCTGACGTCCGTATACTGGGGTACGTCAGGCCAATGTTTTTTCAAAACCTTTCGACAGGCCTCGTCGTATTCGCAAAACGCCACCGTTTCAAATCCTGCTCTCTCGAGTCCGAGAGAGAACCCGCCGATTCCTGAGAACAAATCCAGAACCCTCACACCCACGCCCTCGACAACGCATAGACTGCTAGATCCTGATCCCACCCTGGATCTTGTCGGGACTTGTGCCCCCGCGACAGCGTTCTACAGCGTTCGTCGCAGTACCGTTTGACGCTCTTGGTCCTCACCGTGACCGTCAGCGGTGTTCCGCACTGCTTGCAGGTCGGATGCCACGCTGCTTTGATCTCCGCTTTTTCCTTCTCTGACAAATCAGATAATTTCGTGTTTGTCAGTGACTTCGCTATTTCCCTGCGCTGTTGCTCAATATTCATTAGCCAGATTCCTCACCCTCATGTATTCGGAGTCCCAAAGGACGTTGAAAAATATCTTCGCGCCGTGTCTGTGCTTCTGGAGATCCACGGTTAACTGACCGTTATCCAATGGCTTGCCGCCGTCATCCATATCGGGATACAGCAGAATTACCTCGTCAGCGTCTTCCTCGATTGATCCCGATTCTTTGAGGTCTGATATCAGCGGAATTTTTCCATCTGCATTTCGGTTGAGTTGTGCAAGTACGACGATGGGAATGTCTAGTTCGCCAGCAAGGGCTTTGATGCGACTGGATATGTCTGCAATCTGGAGGCGCTTTTCAGCGTAGGCGTGATTCTTGATTAACTGGAGATAATCTATAAACAGGATTTCGATAGAGTCCCGCCACTTCAGGGTGCGGCCCAAGGTTTCTATGTCCTCGATGCTAGGGCGGGGTTTATCAACAACGTAAACTGGTGTATCCGATAGTTTCTTGACCGCTTCAGCGAGCAGTGGGTATTCGCTTTCCCGTAGGTGTCCGGTTCTAAGCCTCTGTGCAGAGATGCCGCCGAGTCGGGCCATGATCCTTTGCGTGATCTGTGAACCGGATTGTTCACCAGAGATTACACCCGCTTTGCATTTGGCATTGACCGCGAGGTTGCACATGAACGCCGTCTTACCGATTGAGGTTCTAGCAGCCAACACGGTCATATCCCCGTTTTGGAATCCACCCATAGCCTCATCGAGCGTGTGTAGTCCACTTGGAATACCAGGGAGTACCTTCCCGTCTGCCACGTCGCTGATGTGCTGGACTATCCCTTGTGCGTATTCCGAAACGTGAGCTATCCCAGTTCCGGCATTGGATTCGATTTGTTTAACAGCGTGGAGAACGTTACTCCCCGCAGCAGGATCACCGGACTTAACATCTGCTAGAAATCTATCCGCTGCGCCACGGTATTGTCTTTCGCGCTTCTGGCGCTTGATTACGGATTCATACGCTTCGAGGTTTGACGGGACAGAGATTTGATCGAATAGCTCACTTACGTCGGTTATCCAGTTGGATTCAGATTCAAACTCAAGCGTATCGGCCACCATCAAAATATCTGGCGTACTGCCCCGCTCGATAATCCCCCGCACGGTGTCGTAGATTCTTCCAACCCGTGGATTGTCGAAATCGTCAGGCGAAACGGTAACGCTGGAAATTAATTCGGGATGGTTTGCCAGTGTGCAAACAAATTGCTGTTCAATGCTCATCGGAGACCTGCCTCGCTTGCTGGTTTGCTAGGGGTTGATCTGGCGGTTTTCTTTCGTTTCTGCTCCCAGGTGGTGAGACACATTTTCCAATTCTTGATTTTGTTTTTGCCCCGCATCCAACCGTTGGCCGAGTAGTGAGCATGGAATTCAATAGGGTCCACTGATGAACCCTTTTTTGTTAGGTATTCGGTAACTTCTTGCAAACTGGGAGGAACAAAGTTCCCTTGTTTTATATCTGTATCTGTATCTGTATAGCGTGACGGAGCGGGACAAGGTGGGACAACGTGGGACATTTGGGACAATTCGGCGTTCTTTTTAGCCTCCCTGTACCTTTGCTTTCTCTCCCTGTTTTGCTTCCTTACCTCGTCTGCATCCTGCATGTATTTGTATTTTTGATGGTTAACGATGTTCCAGCCCCATGCCCTGTGCTCGTCTAATCGGGCAATCCTTCGGCCCTCGTCGTCTTCGGTCCTGCTGTGAGGGTCAACGGCCTCAAGAATCTCAATTCCTGCCGTTATGTGTTCTATTGGAATGCCTGTTCTTCTGGCTATGGATGAGTGTGTCATGTCCACCGTTCCGTCTGCATCACAGAGAACGATCATTTGCTGGAAGGTGATTAGCGCCCTCCAGTCTTCGGCCAGAGTACCGTCATACATGGAGTCAAATATCTTCCCGTACATCTAATACCCCTTCGGCGGATTATCTTTGAGCCAAGTGTGTACCTGTAGTAACCGGCTGTAACTGGGATCTACCCCGCGATGCACAACGCCGTACAACCATGCCTGCTTAACGCCTGCCAGTTTAGCGACCTTGTTTAACGTATGCGGCTGGCATTCGAGCATAAACTTCATCTCCTCAACCATATCCATGTCGTCTTGTTTCTTCTTTGCTTGTGTTTTCATGGCCCTAATAATGCGCCTGATAGAAGGAAACATCAAGGATAAACATTAAATAACTGTGAAAAGCACTAGACAACGTTAGTGATATAGTATTAAATGGGGTCATTGATTGAGACAACAGAGGGATAGAAAGCATGTACATAGTCGCAAACGGACACGTAATCGAAGCCATCGGCCTCACCAAAGATCAGGCCATTGCTAACTACCATCAGGCACTTGGCAACCTTCCCACCGACGATGATTACGAAGAAATTGTTGATCACGCCTACGTCGACAACAACAGCCAACTCTACGTCAAGGAATGCACCAAAGCACTTTATGAGCAGGTTCAGCGCGAAGGTGGCTGCATCTCTTGGGAAGACGGCGCGAGCTACGAACTGGCAGACGTGGAGGCAGCATGAGCATCATGGGGCCAATACTAATGGACGCCTACCGCAAGGCAGGTTACCTGGAAGACGCCAGAGATGACGCGGCAGACGCTGAAGAAATCGAAGCACAGAAAGCCTTTCTTAAGGAATGGGCTACACCGGAAAACATCCAGTACATGATGACCCAGATAGACAGCATTTCTGAGGTTGAGTTCTACATCATGGAGGAGTACTTGGTGAAAGAGTACATGAATGAATATCAAGGCCAGTCGGCGTACTACTAAACGCGGCTTGTGATGACCCAGACGAGAACTGAATGAACGATACCCAACAATTCACGCAACAAACTAAAGCCCTGATTGATGACCTGAAAAGCGTCTGCGCCAACTATGGACTGGGCAACGATGGCAACGAATTCAAGATCATCACCCAGGTGTTTCTGTACAAGTTCCTTAACGACAAATTTGTTCACGAGATCAAGCAGCTTGATGACAACATCGCCGGGGCCGACGACTGGGAAGATGCGCTAAAGGCCCTGAGTGCCGATGACCATGAAATGCTCATCATGCAGCTCAGTGAGAGCACGGCGGTGATCAGCCCCGGCAACACAATATCCGCCTTATTTGCCCGTCAGAACGAGGCCAACTTTGCCGATATTTTCGATGCAACGCTCAGCGACATCGCCAGAGAGAACAGCGACATATTCTCGGTGCTCACCAATGGGGGTGAAAAGATCGTGTTGTTCGAGAATCTGAGCAAATACATCACCGATCAGCGGGATGAATTCTGTAAGGCCATTGTCAACAAACTCACCGGTTTCAGCTTCGAGCATATCTTCCATGAGAAGTTTGATTTCTATGCCACGATCTTTGAATACCTGATCAAGGACTACAACACCAATAGCGGCGGCAAATATGCCGAATATTTCACGCCTCACGCCGTCTCCAAGGTCATGGCGCGTTGCTTGGTGCCTAACAGTCAAAAGGGAAAAGTTGAAAACGTCACCTGCTACGATCCCTCAGCCGGATCGGGCAGCCTGTTAATGAATCTCGCCCATGAGATCGGTGAAGACAAATGCACGCTCTATTCACAGGATATTTCACAAAAATCATCCGGCTTGTTGCGTCTCAATCTCATTCTTAATGATCTAGTGCATTCCATCCACAACATCATCAAGGGAAACACCATTCTGGAGCCTTACCACAAGCAGGAGAATGGTGAGCTGGAGACCTTTGATTACATCGTTTCCAATCCGCCGTTCAAGCTCGACTTCTCAGACTTCAGCGCAGAGCTGGACAGCAAGGAAAACCACGAACGCTATTTTGCCGGTATCCCCAAAGTGCCCGCCAAGAAGAAAGAATCGATGGCCATCTACCTGATGTTTCTGCAACACATCATCTTTTCGTTGAAAGATAACGGCAAAGCTGCCGTGGTGGTGCCAACCGGCTTTATCACTGCGCAAAGCGGTATAGACAAAAAAATCCGGCAGAAGCTGGTGGATGAAAAGATGCTGTCCGGTGTGGTCAGCATGCCATCCAACATCTTTGCCAATACCGGCACCAATGTCTCCATTCTATTCATCGACAAAGCCAACAAAGGAGATGTGGTGCTGGTTGATGCCTCGAATCTGGGTAAGAAAGTCAAAGAAGGTAAAAACCAGAAAACGCTGTTAAGCCCAACCGACGAAGCGCAGATCATCGACACCTTCAATGACAAACAAGCGGTGGATGATTTTTCAGTGGTGGTGAGCTATGAGGATATAAAAACTAAAAACTATTCATTGAGTGCGGGGCAGTATTTTGAGGTCAAGATTGAGTATGTGCATATTACCCCAGAGAAGTTTTCATCAGAGATTGAAAGCATGTCAGATGACCTGGATGATCTATTCAGACAATCACGCAAACTTGAGGATGATATTAAAACTCAGCTGGCAGGATTGAAGTATGAATAATCAGACAAGTAGACAGCTTAAGGATTTTGCGGCTCCTGGTAGATCTATCATCTCAGGCCCTTTTGGCAGCAATATAGGAAAACGTTTTTTTCAAAATAGCGGAATCCCCATAATTAGGGGCAACAACCTTACAACTGACTTTAAAAAATTCAATGATGAAGGTTTTGCCTTTTTAACGAAAGAAAAGGCTGATGAACTCAAGTCTGATGCAATCAAAGGCGATATTCTATTCACTGCGGCAGGAACCATAGGGCAAGTGGGGATTATTCCTGAAAATGCTAAATACGACAGATATGTAATATCAAATAAACAATTAAGATTTCGCGTCGATTCTACAAAAGCTGACCCTAAGTATATTTACTATTGGTTGGCAAGCCCATGGATTTTCAAAGCAATTCTGAACCGCAATACTGGAAGCACAGTTCCTCTGATTAACTTAGGCATAATAAAGTCTCTGCCAATTTCCATTCCAGATACTATTGATGACCAAAAGAAAATTGCCAACGTCTTCGCCCTAATTGACCAAAAAATAGAACTCAATAACAAAATCAATGCAGAGCTGGAAGCGATGGCCAAGCTCATCTACGACTATTGGTTTGTGCAGTTTGACTTCCCCGATGCCAACGGCAAGCCCTACAAATCATCGGGCGGGAAAATGGTCTACAACGAAACCCTAAAGCGTGAAATTCCTGCTGGGTGGGGTGATAGCGATCTTGGTGAGATTGAGTCAAATATCGTCACAGGAAAAACGCCATCGACGAAAAAGCTAGAGAATTTCAATGGTCGAGTACCCTTTATTTGCATTGGGGATGTTCGAGGCAATATGCATATAACTGAGACAGAAATGACACTATCTGATGTTGGTGCTGACTCTCAAGCGAATAAATATATACCAGAAGGTGCGATATGCGTAACTTGTATAGCATCTCCGGGTCTTGTTGGTTTTGCGACAGAGAGTGCGCAAACCAATCAGCAGTTAAATACGGTTGTATGCAGTGAATTTGAAAATCGATATTTCTTGTACTTCTATATAAAAGATTATTTTAGGTTTGCTAAAGCAAAATCAGGAAACACTTTTGCCAACATGAATAAAGGTGACTTTTCGGCGATAAAGGTAATTAATCCGGGAAAAGAAGTCCTCATAGATTTTTCAACTTCTTTGAAGCCCATAATCGATAAGGTTTTGGTTAATTCTAGAGAGAACAATGAATTGGGGAAGCTAAGAGACTGGCTTCTCCCGATGCTAATGAGCGGCCAAGTCATTGTGAAGGATTTATACTAAAGCAGCACTCCAGGGAATTTAAGGTAATGGCAGCGCACCACTTAAACCGGTACTTTTCCAAATGGTTATTACGTAATGAATGACTCTTGGAAAGATGATAACTGTGCAGCAATCAAGGCGCACTATGCTGTGTTATCAGTCCCTCGGGCAGCCGCTTTGTGGTGTGGTGATGATATTGAACAAAACTCTCACACAGCGATCAGCGCGGAGGCTTATCGTGCGCTTAAGGCGGAACGAGATACGCTAAATAGTCGGCTTGATGATGGTCTTGCCAAGTACAATAAACTCCGCCAAGAGAAAGAATCAATCGAAGCTGAAAGGGATGCATTAAAATTGATTGCTGATAATGTTTCTCCTGCTAAAAACGGGGAGGCTGGAGTTGCCATGAGCAATAGCCGACACAATTATAGGGATGGAAGCATGAGCATAATGACGCAAATCCTCAAAGACGCCTACCGCAAAGCGGGTTATCTGGAAGACGCCAAAGACGACGCGGCAGACGCTGAGGAACTGGCCCGACAAGCCAGATTCCTGAAGCAGTGGGCTACACCTGAGAACATGGTTGAGATGTTCAAGAACATAGACCGGATAGAGGAAGCAACGTGGTATCTCTGGGAGGAGTACGCGGGGTGGGAGGAATGATTAACCCAGACGACAGAAAGCAACTTGAGGAAATCTACAAGCTAGACCTTGAGACCAAAGATACTTTGGACCGGCAGTTAATGACCATAGCCTACAACCTTGGGGTAGCCAGAGGCAGGAAACTGGAGCAGTTGGAACACACCAGAAGCCTGAAGGTGGTGTCTTGAGATACCTCTACCACGGCAGGCTATACACAGGGCTAGACAACTACCTGAAAGCAGTATTCAGCCCCAAAGAGGTAGCGTGGCGTAAACGCGAAACAAAGAGATTAACGGAGAAGTCAGATGGAAGAAAAGACACACTACCGAAAGGCGTTTAACTCGCCCTACCTGAGTGCTGCAGACATCGTTGGCAGTACAGTATTGACTATCAGCCATGTACGGCTAGAGCAGGACCAGACGAAGAAAACCAAGGACTATTTCAATACAGCCTATTTCGTTGAGAAAGAGATACGCAAAGGCGAGGTGTTAAAGCCTATGATCCTGAACGCGCACAATTCGCGGGTAGTACGGGACTTAACCGGCTCACACTTTATAGAGGACTGGAACGACCTCCCTGTGTCCCTGTACGTCGATTCTAACGTGCGTTTCGGTCGAGATACTGTAGAGGGTCTACGGATCAGTCCAGAGCCGCCACGGGCCTCTAGGCGCGTTGTGACGCCAGAGGATTCCAAGCTATGGGACGGGGCAAAGGCTGCTTACATGCGTGATGGGAATCTTGAGAAGGTTTTAGAGAAAGCGGATATGTCAGAATCGCATCAATCCCAACTGAGGGCGGAATGTGATTGATTTCTGGGACGGGGAGCAAGGTACGCCGGAGTGGTTTCAAGTCCGTTCTGGAAAGCTGACATTCAGCAATCTGGGCAAAGTCATGGCGAACTACGGCAAGGCATTTGGTGAGCCTGCCAAACAGTTAGCTGTACGTATCGCGCTAGAACAGATTACCGGCAAGTCACAGGAAAGCGATTACACGAACGACCACATGGAAAGGGGTATTTCAGAGGAACCGATAGCCAGAGCGTTGTACGAAGATGAAACGTTTTGTGATGTAGCCCCTGGAGGATTCTTTACAGATGGGGGCTTTCTAGGCTGTTCACCTGACGGGCTTGTCGGTGAGCAGGGGTTGATTGAGATCAAGTCTGCAATCCCCTCTGTTCACTACGCAAGGGTAAAACGGCAAGGATTAGACCCTACGTACAAGTGGCAATGTATCGGGAACCTTATGCTAACTGAGAGGGAGTGGTTGGATTTCATTAGCTACTGTTCAGGCTTTCCTTCTGATAAACGCTTATTTGTATTCCGAGTGCATAGGTCAACAGTGAATGACGAGGTTGCACAGATCCTTAGCCGGACCCTTGAGTTCGAGGAGTTGGTAATAGAAACCAGAGACACAATTCAAACCAGTAAATACATGGAGATTGTATGAGCGATAACACACAATTTATTGACGGCCTCATAATCAAGAAGCCTCACCCCAACGCCCCAGACTTCGTACTGCTGAAGCTCTCGATTAAGCGCGAGGAACTTATCCAGTGGCTTGAGCGACAGTCGGGGGAGTGGATTAACGCGGATGTGAAGGAGTCCAGGGCAGGTAAGGTTTACGCGGCAATAGATAACTGGGAGCCTAAGCAGCAATCGCCACAACAATCAGCGCCTTCTGGTGACGACTCTTCGATCCCCTTCTGATGATCCACATCCGCCACATATCAGGCAGAGCACCGTGGTGGGTTTTCCAGGACGAGAGGCTTATAGCGATGTTTGTATTAGAACGTGAGGCAGAGGCATACCGAATAATGAAAGCGAGGGCTTGCAAGTGAGAATACTAATACTCCTGCTACTGTCAGGGTACCGAAGTGAGAGAACTTTACGGAAACACTACAACAAGGTGACCTATGAGCGATGAGATACCTGTATCAGACATCATAGACGGAATAGCCGCCGCCATTGCCGACACTGGTAACGTGAGAATATTCACTAACGAATGGTGGGCGATAGAGAAGCGCATAGCCGAACTGGAGGCGGAACTTGATAAAATGATTTACCCCTCTGAGTATTCAGCAGTTCAGCGGGAGCGAGATCAAGCAGTGGCAAGGCTGACCAAACTGGAAGCGGAGTTAGCGGGAATATCTGGAAGGTGTTGGCAATAGTCGAAACGCGATTAGAGACTTTTATGAGTGGGCAGAGAATGCGGAAGAACTCACGTTGAAGATTTATAGCGGGGTGGAAGATGAGTGAAAGAGCAGACATTGCAAGATTTCGCAAGCACTATGCGTCGGTGAGCAAGGCAGCGAGGGAATTTAACAAGGCTATCATGGAAGGTCGAGAGGATAACATGTGGGTAGAGCTAGACTTCTCGGAGAACCATGACGAGAACCCAATTCAGTGGATAGACTTTACTTTGAAGGTGGACTTTAGCGGGGTGGAGGAATGATCGACAACGCGAAAGCGCAGAAGGGAGAATCCTAACTCCTAGCAAAGCCTAGCCGTGGTGGGTGCGCGAGTAATTCCACGGCAACTACGAGGGGGGCTCGTTATTACACCCTTGGCAAGTGCCAAGTACGCAATGCGGCGGAGATCAGAGCCGCTATTAAACCGTACAAAGGAAGCGAAGGAAGCTGACCTATGGATGCACATGATTAGCCTTACGCCAATATCCTTATCTGAGGCCAATGCCTTTGTCTCAAAGCACCAACTTGTTAACCTGGCGATTTATTCTGTCCAGTCGGTCCATCGTTGCATTGCCTCGAGGCACATAGGGTCGTTGTGGATCGCGTTCGGATGATCGTCGGCGTACTGTGCTGCACTACGCTGGCAGATTTCTATCAATCCGAATGGCGGATGTGTTGCCTGAGTTTCGTCAGGTATTGTGGCGCAACCTGACAGCACCAGTATTGAGAATATTATCGGTATTTTGTAGGCGTAGAGTACAAAGTAGGCCTTCATGGCCTAGTATTCATGATGATCGATCTCCGCTTCCAATTTCCTGTAGTCTTCCAGAACGAGCGACTACGCAAGTTGTGCGCCGACAAATGAACGGGCGTTCCTTCGATCACCCATTCGCTATTTCGTAAGAAACGTCATTTATATACACGAACTCAGCCCATATCCAACCTGGCGTTAGATTGGCGGCTCCTTGCATGACGATGGTAGCACCATGCACTAGCGTAGTATTTGCGTCACCCGCCTTCACCAGAAATTTCTGATTTTCATTACCATTGACAAATGCCGTTATGGATTTGGCGGTTGAGTTACTTGTGGTAAGTACATTATGCGCTCTAATCTTAGGGACAACGTCACCATCCACAATGGTAGCGGTCCCCTGCATGTACCCGCCAAACTGAGCTTTAGCTACGATGGTAGTTGCTACGAACTCCTGCCGACTGTAAGGGTACAAATCTGGGTTCAGCTTGAGCGTGTAATCCCCCGTTCCGGTCATGGTCATTCTAACCACTCTGTCAGATGCACATTCAGGATCTTCCAGATTGAAGATGGTATCAGTGCCTTCGCCAAGAAATGCGGAGTGAGGCAGCGCGGGTTGAGTTTGTGTATAGGTTATTTTTGGGCGATTCAGTAGCGTTAATGTAGCCCCCCCTCTGCATTTTACAGGATTTGTCGGCGCCGCATTATCTATTGTGCCATCGAAGCCGTAGCAGGTAACGGTAGAAGTTACGTCCACCTGGAACATCACCCCTGCTGTGGTGCTAGTGACAATTGGCGATTCAAGTATATCAACGCTAGAAGTCTCACTTATTATAATCCCCGACCGGTTGACGTCAGATGCGTCACCGGCAACAGGCGATAAAGTCCCAAGTATAGTATTGAATACACCGGTAGACCAAAACACTGCAACTATCCCTGCCGTATTTGACGCTCTTACATAACCAAAATTGAAATTGTCGGTTCCCTTAATAAGTAAGGCATGTGTCCCGAATTCGATCACGTCAACTACCGCTTTACCAATCCTTAACCCTGCGCTTCTACTTGCGACCGACCCTGTAGTGTAGATTAAATGCTCTGGCTCATTTTGGCTGTTTCTTAGGTTGGTTCCGCTAACTGTCTCGATATCAACACCATTAAATCCAGCGCCGAAAATGCCAAAATCTACATCATCAACATCTAATAATGCCCCTGAAGTATTGAATGTCTTGTTCGTTCCCACGTTAGAGCCGACAAAAGTTACCCCATTCACAAACCCCTCTGCACGGATAACGTCAAACGAAAAGTAGTCTGCTCGCGTGGTCGTAACTGCCGTACCTTGCAATATAAACGCCGCGCTAGTTTGCTTGTAATCAGCTGTTATTTCAGGGACTACTGACGCGCTTATCGTGGCCGGGGTGCCTGTGTTCGTTACATGCGCCCTTCCGATCATCGTGCAAGCAGGAGCTTTCACATGGAATCCAGGATAGGCGAACCCTTTTTGCTCGATTTTACCGTCTCCATTCCATGTCACAGTTGTAGTCTGAGTCAATTGAATGTAATCGTCTTCAATAGCATAGTGGTCATCAATAACTACAAATTTCGAGCCTGCAAAAGTAGCTAATACTGCAGCCGTAGCAGTAGCTCCCCCGCCAACAGCGCCAAATTGTTTAGGGGATGCCGTACCAATAAGCGCAAACTGCTTCCCATCAGCGTCATAGAAATAGCCATCGGTATCGGGCCAGTTGGTCGCCTTGCCCAATGTCGTCGTGCCGGTGTAGCTAAAATCGCCGCCCGAGTTTAGCGTCCGGTTGGTGTCGTAATAATCTGTTTTGATAAGGGACCCGGTAGAAACACCGGTATGTGACGCCGCTGCAGCCTCAGACCCGAGATCATATGTGGCCACATTATCGTGATCTTCTGCCGAGAGCAGATCAACAACCCACGCAGCATTACCCAGAGTATCCGCGTCTGCATCAATGGCATTCGTATACAAAGCAAGTTTGTACCTGCGATTGATGTGCGGGATAAATACAGCAGATGACCCGTTAATCGGGAATCCTTCTGAGTTTAACTGCGCTTTCGCCAGAGTCGTGGACCCTGTTTCATCGATAGCCATCACGATAGCCGTGGTTGTGCCTGCAGCGTAGAACTTCAGGTAATATCCAGATGCGGGAATGCCGCCAACCTCGTACTGTGGGACTGTGCCGCTTATTGATTTCCAGGCCATTTTTTAAATCCTCTGTCTCAGCGTATAATCTGAGCCTATGGTCATTATTGTAACGCTTCTGTTTGTTCTTGTTGTGCTTTGGCGGCCTGCAATCCCGCTAAGACTCCGGGGACCGTCGCATCCAGAAGGCCTGTTTCTATTTTACTGCCTGGCTTGGAGTTTGCTATTTTCAGCAGTAGGGTCCTAAAAGGTTTGCTCTCGTAAGCCTTTGCAATAGCAGATAATGCCCCAACAGTCCCCAAAGTAGTAACCGTATCAGTTACCGCTGCCCCTGTGGCAACCGCTCCACCTGCCAAGAATGGGACAGCCTGAACCCCTGTTGCTGGTGCCGCAGATGATTGTTGAGCTCTCCTGGTGGCGTCCAGCAATCGAGTTAATCCGTCGAGTTGCTTCTTATCCTGCCCCGTGAAGAATACGTCAATAGCCTGTCTTCTGTTCGTCTTGTTCAGGGCTGTAGCCAGCCGGTCTGGGTTCAAATCGCCCCGGAAGAACCCACTTTCGTCTAAAGCGTCCCTAATTATTGCCGCTCGCGCTGATGCTCTGCCTTTCGGTGTCAGGCTCTCATTCAACCTGTCTAATTCGCTACGTTTGCCGCCCTTGAGTATTGGAATCACCTTCTCTGGCGTCGCTTCTCCAGCATTCAATATCCGCTTGAGTTCAGTGTTGCGCGTTCTGGAAAACTCTTCCGCAAATACTCTATTGGATCTCAGCCAGTCGCCTGCAGCATTCTTGTCGTGCGTTCGAGCAAAGTCAACAAGGTCTTTATCCATTGCAGACTTGACAGCCTGCAAGGACCCTTCCGCCCTGCGGTCCTCACTTCTCGCTAATGCCTTCAGATCGTCAATAACTTCCGTTCTGATATCTTTGACCAACGCGAAATCACCATCGAGGGAGTTTTTAATGTTCTCCAGGTTCGTAACTAGCGCCTTATCTGCTTTATCACCTAATCTCGCCTGTCTTGCCAATTGAGCGTCAATAGCCGCCACGGTCCTTGTGACAGGGACAACGCCAAAGGGTACTAGAGCATCAACCGCAGCGTTTCGTTGTATAGCGGCAGTCTCCAGCGTTTTGGCGCTCTTTGCGTTCAACGATGCTACTATCTCCTCCGCAAACGGAGAATCTAATTCAATCTCGAATTCTTTTGCCAATTCTTCTACAACGTTTTGCCTTGCTCGTTGCTGATCCGCTCTTTTCGGGCCAGTTCCTAAAGGACCAAGTTTTTCAGATAGTTGTTGAACATGCTTCCCCGCGAATGTCGTCGGAGGTTGCACGTCTGTCGTAAGCACTGGAACATCTAATCTTTCGCCTGCCTCAATAACCCCGGCGGCAGCGTCATCAACCAGCGTTCCCGCTACACGTTTAGCGGTCATGGTGCCTATTATTCCTAAAGCCTCAGCCAATGCCGTCGGGAGGGCCGCACCAATAGCACCACCAATCGGCCCCGCTATGTCAAACCCTATATCTCCGCTTGCCTTCTCTGCCGCTTCAATGATATCCGTCAGCGGTTTGATCGTTTTTGCCAATGACTTCAGGTTCTCGACAGCATATGTGCTGGTAGCGGGAGCGTTGGGGTCTACAACTGTGGGATCTATAGTTAAAGCGTCCCTGACTCTATTCAGAACGCCTACCGCAGCATCTGCATCACCGGCAGTCCCTAGCAACGTCAGTGCCCCAGTGGCTCCACCGATGCTTTCAGCGGGGATGCTCGACAAGACGGTATCAGCCGCTCGGCCAACGCCTGCGACCTTGTCCAGGAATCTGGGTTCTTCTGCAACTGGAGCATCAACAACTGGAGCATCAACAACTGGCTCAAGAGCAGGCATCCCCCTCTCTGCTCGAATCTCAGCCACTCGTTGCTTCAATTGCGGGGAGTCTTCCGGCATATCTGCGGGGATGTTGTTTACCTGTATCCCGTCCTTCGTGACGATAGAGTAAGGCTTTTCACGATTAGGAGGCATTTAGAAGTCTACCTGGATTGTATCAGAACCTTTATTTTTACCCTGTTCCATAAACTCAGGCACCGTTCCTCCTGAACTCAAGAAAGAAGCGGCTTGTGAGTAGAATCCAAGCAGTTTCGTTTGTGCTGCCTTGCGTTGCTCTAACCAACCAATCAGCGGTTCGCCTTCAAGGTTAATCGGTAGAGCAGTGGCCAAAGCCAGGTCTAATTCATACTGAGACAGTGCGCCGAAAGTAACCGCGCCAATAACGTCCAGCCCCATGCGTTTTTGGAGGTTGTCGAGTTTTGTGGCGGAGGCCGTGAGGCTTGGGAATCTCGATACCAATGGTCCGACATTCACGCCGCCCTTGACCAGTTCGATAGCCTCATCAATATTCGCCAAGCCCAGCTTTATCGGCTCGATCTGGTCAAACATCTTCGTTCCGAGAGCAATGGACTGAGATATCTGCGCTTTGGTTAGGACCATTCTATTAGCCCTGTTCTCCATTACCGCTCGACTGTTTGCAATAGCTTCAATAGCAGCATCGCCCGTCACAGTCTCGCCGCCGAGAGTCTTAACCCAAGGTTGACCCTGGTTATCAACCCCGACCGCTAAATTGCCAATAATCTCGCTTCTGGCCGAAAACCCAGCAGCATCGCCGCCCTGCCCCGACAACTCAAAAGGAATCTTCCTCGCCCTGCCTACGTCAAGCACCCCCTGGATCGTTGCATTAGCAGAGGACATATCGCCGGACTCTTGGCCTTCCATCATTTGTTGCAGTAATTCCTCGGACTCCGTTGTGTCCACATTTGGGTCTTGTTTGAGCCTGCCGATTCTTTGCTTCAGGAATTCAATTGATTGCTGCCCTGTGGGGTCGCGTTGTTGAAGTTCTGAAACTGTCGCAGCACCAGCAACAATAGACTCCAAGCGCCGCTGGTCCCGCTTCTCCCTCTCTGCCGCGATGTCTTCAGCCTTACGCTGGTCTATCTCGGATTGGAGGTTCTCGAGTTGCTTTGAGCGTAGTTCAGACCGGCCCTTGGCCTCAAGCCCCTCACTGAGAGAGCTAAATGGTGTAAATGGCTTCCCGGCTAACGGGATCATCGGATTTAACGGCATAATTTGCCCCACAAAGCGTCGTAGTAGATTGCAAGATACCCATCTCTCTCAGTCACGCATTCAGGGAAATGCTTTTTAACGTCCTGAGCGATGAAGCCAACCGACTTACCGCGACAGCCCAGTGATTCGCCAAGAGCATTCCAACCCCAGGATACCAGCGTGAGCGGGCCAAGATCGCCAATCGGCTTAATGCTCTGCTTCAATCTCTCGTCTAAGGTTCTCACGCTCTCGGTCTACCTGAAAATACACCTGCCCCTGCTTTGATCAGGTCGCCCGCAAAGGCGCTGGTTGCGGCAGCCGAACCAATCAGTCCAGCCGCTTGAGCGTTACCTTGATCGAGAGTTACATTTGCGACCTCTTGCGTAAGCCCCGTTTCCGCCAATAAAGAACGCAATTCTCTCTGAAATTCGCTGTTGGTAGTGTCCTCAGTCGTCGCCAATGCTTGCTGAAGTCGACTAAATGCGTCAGCTTCGGACCTCCCTTGCAGTGTTGCTACATTGCTAAGGTTCTCACGCTCTCGGTCTACAATGCCCATTCCGATAGGAAGCAGGGCTTCGCCTAAGCGTACACCTGTCTCGCCTGAACCAAACTTGCCTTTAGCGGCTTGAGACGCGAATAGGCGTTGTTGTACGTTGTCTGCAAGGGTTTTGAATAGAGGGTTATCAACGACATTAGTCGGATCAAATTGCCTTAGATTATCAACGTCCTGAACGGCTTGACCTGGGGCCTGTCCTGCTTCAATAAGTTGACCTGTCAGGGGATTAGTTATCCCGGAGAATGGTTCTAGGCGTTCTCTGGTGACGCCAATCTGCTCGCGGAGTACGTCAATCGCCTTGTTGCCCGCAGTAACCTGGACTCTTCCCGCCTTCTTCGCCGCGTCTGATCCTGTAAGTTTTCGGATAAATCCCATTCAAAGCACCTTCTCGTAGTACCAGTTATCGGCATCTTCCCTCAGCACATTATAGCCATTTTTCAGGGCGAAATGATGCACGTTGGGGTGATCCTTGCCGATGTCTGTCGTTAATCGGTCTGTATATTCCTTTGCCTTCGCCAATACCGCGGCGCCGACCTCGTATTTTTGGTTCCTATATTCGGGCAATAACTGAAAATGACTGTCGAAATTGGGCAGGATAACCAGCAACCCAGCAGGTGTATCGTCAATGGTAGCAAGCAGATAAGTCGCATCCTCTGGAGGAGTGAAGTCCTCCACCGAATCATCAGCGCCAGCAATGCGCCACCAGATATCCTCATGCACTAGGATGTCCCGGACAACGCCGAGATCCTTTGTCTCGTCTACGCTTATCATGTCGTCCTTGTCATCAGGGATAAGTGCATGTTCAGAGCGTTCGCCGCCGATGCAGTGGTCTTGAAGACCGTACCGGCATCAAATCGCTTGCCCAATAACTCAGGGAGCATATAAGTCTGGCCTGCCAGGATAGCTTTGGTATCGATCAGCACATTAGTTACCCCTGCCGATGCTGTTGGATTAGGGATATGGAAGGAAAACGTAACCGTGGCCCCGCTTTCGTTGGTTATCGTGCCTTGAGTAACCTCGACATTTGTCCCAGCCGCAACCGTGAACTGTGTCGTATCAGCAACCGCCAACTGCTCTACCCTTACCTCTTCAAATGAAATTGCCATTTATTTAGCCTCTATGCTACTGATTCATAGCCTAATGTAATTGATACGTCCACCAAGTTTGACCCGTCACCATCGACTATCATAACCAGATCCCCAGCACCTGATGGATAGGTCGTTGTCGTGGGATCGTCAGGACCGGCCAAGTTTACGTCTGTTTGGAACAGGGTGCTGTTGGCGATGACCGGCCCAAAGTGGTAAGTGTCTTCGCAGTGGAATCCGTGAGAACCGAATTCAATAACCTCAACGAATAGGTCCGATTTACGCGCCATGTTTATGTCGGATATCTGAACAAAGTCACCGTCTGTACCGTCTACGTTCTTCAGATAACCGATCTTTATTTCTCCAAGAAAGTTTGTCGAAGGATCGACAACAATAACCATATACTCAAGCACTATCGAGCCTGTAAGCGTATGAGGCCAGTTCGTGGTGTCAGATTTATCAATCAGCATATAAGCGATCAGAGTGCTGCTTGTTGACAGATTCATGTGGACGGTAAAGGTGTTGGTGATGCCAACCTCTGGAACTCTGCTCGACCCGCTCATTTAGGCGTAACCTCTCCACTTATGGTAAACGTCAACGCACTACCAGTGTCCGTTCGCACAGCAAAATTGCCTGAACTATTCTCCATCCCAGTATTTAGCTCAATAATATCCGTTGAATTTGCCGCCAGAGATACGTCATAAAATAATGATGTTTGCTGCCCATAACTTGTGCCGTCTTCATCATGAAATATACGATAAGCCGCCGCTGTGGCGGTCGTGTTGCACACAATAAGCTCTCTGATTCTTGTAGACTCTCCCTCGGCAGGTGAGTAAATAGAGGCCGCTGTAGTCCCTGCAGGGCGAGACTGCGCTAACTGCTTATTGTTTTGGGTCATATCCTCTATTTCCTCACGCAACGCGCCAATCTGGGGTTGCCATCGGTTGCCACTCTCCAGTTCTGCCAGTCTTTGCATTATATCACCAAAGTTTTGCCTCGGAGATTGGTCTATATCGTCCAGTCTTCTAGGGATATCGCCAAGATTCTGTGGCATCAGGGGCGGCTCTGCGTTTCCCGCTATTTGGGCCGAACTAATAGATACAGATGTGTCCCGTTCTTCGTCAATAAAATCAACTGAATTGCCGGTCCTTGACCTTAAATCGTAAATCAATTTAAGGATGTATCGGAAGAACTTGCGCTGATCCCCACTAAAAGAGTCAGGTATTCGGATAATTAACGGATCCACTTGAGCCATTAGGCTTTACCCGACAACTTGGCGAATAATCCGCCACCGTGAAGGCTGAACCTGGTCTTCTCGCTATACCGTATCTTGAACTGAACATCTTTAAATGTGCGGGTCAGGTCAAGCCTCACAGTCTGGATCTCGCCGGCCATGCCTATATCGATCCATGTCTCATTAGTATAGGACTGGCCATTGTCGAAAGATGCTGACAAAGATACGACTGGGTTCACGTCGTCCGCCGTACCGACTCCCGTAGTTATCAGGAATTCGGCATAAGTCATCGTTATCTCACGACCAGGCAAGTCGAGGGCAGCGGCGTTAATCGGGGCAGTAACTCGCTCCCGTACTATTCCCTCTGGTTCCCCGTAGTTGGTGAACGTGTCAAAATCGAATTCATAAATGCTCGAGTTCCGCCAATCGGATACCAGTTTCTTACCGTAAACCTCGACAACTGATGACTGCAGATAGCGCCCGCCTGATACCCCTGTCTGTAATTGAAAGGCCGAGGCAGGGTCAAGCAAAGGGATGGCCCACGTTGCGCCAGCAGTCGGGAAGCTCAAAACGTAGAAGTGCTGCAACCCGAATTTAACAATGTCACCGTAAGCGTCTGATACGACAGCGTTTTTAAGGAAATCGCTCATGGCGATAGGCGTAATGTCTTGGAAATCAATGTCAACCAACCGATAGATGGATTTATTCGACCCCATCCAGTACAGATGTTTATCTGATATAGCGATTGAATGTACCGCGCCAATGCCTACATTCTTGGTCGCGCCCCTGATCTTGTCGAATGGGGGATTACCAACACCGGTATTTTCCCATGCCTCAACCGTATCAGTCCCGAATATACTGGTTATCTCATCAAAAGCAGCGACTGCTATCGTATCATCCGGCGCGCTCTCTGCCGTGGCAAAGTTCAGCCCGTCGATATTGTCAGGGTCATCAACATCAGCAACCTGGAACCGTCCACCATTGCCATCCATCACCATCTGTCGGTTGATGAATGTTGAGGTGTTACCCGGCTCATGGGATGGGTCGCTAAACAGCGTCAAACCATCAGTTGCGTTGTATTGGTATCGGGCCGTACCAGTGGAAATCACCAGATTCGTGCCGTCTGTTTGAATATCTACCCGATTAGCGCCAGGGATAGTGCCGAGAGATGTATGCACACCGCTGGCAGCGAACGAATACAGTAGAGTTCCGACAACCCTGTAACCCACGCCTGACATAACTCGCATGCCGCGACATCTGCCCGCCGGTGGTGTTTCGATATAAAATAACTTGGTCCCAGGCCACCAGTGCAGCGCCCTTGGGGTGCGGGCCTCTGTCGGTATGCTGGGGAATAGGTTAACCGTCTTCTGCGAGGAATATTGTAGATCCTGATCCTCGTAATGAGGTCCGACCAGACTGATGGGGAAGAGTTTGTATGGCATCTATGGCTTACGCCCTCTGGCTTGACCAGCTGGAGCAACATAGCGCCCGTCTTTGTCCTGAGCATTCGCGGCAAGAATGGCAGACTCAAAGTCCTGCTTATACTTCTGCTGCTGCTCTGAGTCCTGCGCCTTCCGGTAGACCTGCATCAATGCCCCAAACAGATAGATATCAGGGAATCGAGCCAGTACCCCGTTGGATGTATTGGCAGAGCTCAACCCAGTCAGTGAAGCATAGTATTCAATGGTTGCTGCGCCGTTGATGGTCCGGTCAAACTCGATGTTGTCCCGCACGATGAAGTTGGATGGCACACCAGATCCGGTGATTATTCGTTGAGATTGGGGTGTTGAGGAGAATATCCGCTTACTATGACCGCCTGATACGTGGATTATGCTTCGAGCAGCGACAAAAGCGGTCGGGGTTGTGCCAATTCGACCCGTTACGGAGAGCGCTGCAGACGTTTCCATGTCCCTGATGCGGAGTTTCTTCCACATCTCGGTCTCTGTCAGGGCTATGAAGTCATTCAGGTGTGGGTTGACATCATTTCGGCCAGACCACTCCTCTATTGATGTCCTTAGGTTCGTATAGGTATCGAGAGCCATGGTTCCTCACAAAATATTATCCAGATCGACTTCAATATGGGATAAATCGCCTGTAGATAGGGAGATTATAACCTCTTTGAGCGCCTCCCGTTTCCTGCTTTCGTAGAGTCATAGCATTAGCGCGTTTTTTATCTGACACAGAAAACCCTCTGTTTTGATCATTTTACACTATTCCGCCCTCTGTTCTACGCACGATATCCTCGGTCAGCTCAACCCAGTAAATCTCATAGACTACAGCGTATGTAGACGCCTCGAACTTGTGGAACTTACCAGGCGGCACAACCATGTAATCACCAGCACTGAGCCTCGTGCTATCGGGGCGGTCCTCGTCAGCCCATACGGAGATATCAACAGTCCCAGACTCAACAAAGAAGGCGTTGAACTTGCCTTCATGCTTGTGCTCTGAGCAATATCCACCGGCGTTGATCGATATCCGGTGGATTTCTACATTGTTCTTGTTAAATAACTCCGCAGTCTGGCCCCAGACCTTACCCTGCAGCATGATCGAGCAACTTAACCACGTCTGTTTTCACGGTAGGATTGTTGTGCTCGTACAAGATGCACTCCTCGCAGATGGTCCCAGTCACATCCTTTTTAAAGTGCGCCTCTCGCAATGAAACGAATTCATCACAGTTCCAGGCATCCATGAAGGACGTTGTATTCAAATCCGACACTATCCACGAGTCAGTAGCATCAAAGCCACAAGCTGACATCAAGCCCTTAGCCGTCACATGACCCTCATTGAACACCAGCCAACAGGGTAAAGCGGGTCGTTGGTTGTCTAATCGCCCGACATTGCCCGCAGTCGGCACCATCTCAAGCTCTAGCTCGTTCTCAACGGCTTTATCGCCAAAGGTATACAGCGGCAGCCAATAGTGGTTATCCACGTAAGGACGGACATGCTTATCTAACAGATCCTCCATGACCTGCTGCTGCTTCCCGTCATATTTGATCGATGAAGCGGAAAGACTGACTGTTTTAGTCAACTTTAGGTGGTCCCGTACTTCATACGCACCCTTGATGTTGTCCAGCGCCTGATGGAATAACTTTGGCTTAACACCGATAACCTTGCTGAACTGCACAGGGTCCGATGATGTCACCGAGAACTTCAGCGAATCCAACCCAGCCGCCATGACCCGCTTCACAGACTTACGATCAGCCAATGAGCCGTTGGTTGTCAGGAACGTGTAAACATCCTTGTTCAGTGACTTGACCCAGGTAATGGCATCAACCAGCAAATCCACGTTCAAGAAGGACTCGCCAATGTAAAACATGCCGATTTCCTCAACGCCTGCGTCAATCATCTCTGTCGTAATACGCTTGAATAGATCGAAGTCCATATCCTCATGGTTTCCTGGTTGCTTCTCTCTCGTCACAAGCGAGCAGAAGTTACA